AAGAACATGCAGGCTCAGACGCTTGTCTCGGCGTCCAGCAATGTTGTGCCGATTGACAGCACTTCGGCTGGAACGGCCATCCTCTTGGATGTTGTGGGAAATTGGGCGACAATGGTGTCAGACGGCACAAATTGGGTCATCATGCAAGCTGCGTCCAACAACAACCTGCTTTTGGAATAATCTGATGATTCAACATCACTTCAGCGCAGGCGTTTACGCTAAAGAAGCGTTTATCCCCGCTGGTCAAATTTTGGTGCAGCATAAGCACAAATTTGATCATTTGTCCATTCTTGCAGCCGGTTCGGTAGAATTAGTTGTAGACGGTGTTAAATCGGTTATTCATGCGCCTGCCTGTTTAACCATTGAAGCAAACAAGCATCACGGCGTAAAATCGCTCACAGACGTGGTTTGGTATTGCATCCACGCTACCGAATGCACAGACGCTGATGACGTAGATGAAATTTTAATCGTTGACGGCGACGTTAAAGAAGCTCAGAAATTGGCGCAATGCCTAGGGGAGAATTAATATGCCTTGGATGATGGCCGCTGCCGTAGTCGGCAGTTCTTTAATCGGTAGCAGTTCAGCCAGAAGCGCCGCAAACGTGCAAGCTGGTGCGGCTGACCGTGCGGCTGAATTGCAACGCGAACAATTTGAGCGTCAAGTCGAACTGCAAGCCCCGTTCCGCGAGGCCGGTGTTCGTGCGCTGCCCGAACTGGAAGCAGCGTCTAGGTACACACCGTTTGGTATGCAACAGTTTACCGCTGACCCAGGCTACGGTTTTCGTTTGTCCGAAGGCCAGAAAGCACTTGATCGTCAAGCCGCTGCACGTGGTGGGCTGATCTCTGGCGGCGCTCTGAAGGCCGCGCAACGCTACGGCCAAGAGATGGGTAGCCAAGAGTACACCAACGCTTTCAATCGCTACCAGACTGAGCGTCAGGCCCGTCTTAACCCGCTGCAAAGCCTTGCCGGTGTCGGTCAGACTTCTGTGGCTCAACTGGGTGCTGCCGGTCAAGCAATGGCGACTGGTGTTGGTGAGGCTGGCGGTCAAGCAGCGCAGGCCCGCGCCTCTGGCTACATGGGCGGCGCTAATGCTTTGTCGCAGGGTTTGGGCCAGTACATAAACTACAGCCAAGGGCAACAACGCAACGCCTTGCTGTCGCGTGCTATTGGTGGCGGTGGCGGGGGCTACAACATAGGCACAGAACCTTACGCTGGTTACAACGCTTCTATTGGACTTTAATCATGGCACTTGTAAACCCCAACATTGCAATGAGTTATCGCGGCGTAGAACTGCCGCAGCAGAACGCGCTGGCCGACTATGCTGCGGTGCAGCAAATTCAAAGCGGTCAGCGTCAAGCTGAAGTCTCGCAGATGCAGATTGAGCAAATGCGCCGCGATCAAGCTGCGTTGTCTAAGATGCAAGCTGCCATCACCGCCAAGGGTGGCCCATCTGACTTAAATGTGGCGGCTGAAGAAATGATTAATTCGGGCATTCCCGAATACTTCAAGCAAGGTTTGGTCATCAAGCAAACGCTTGACAAGCAAAGCCGGTTTGCCAGACTGCTTGGCCCAACTGGTGGCGCTGCCCCTGCTGCTGCGCCAGTAAGCGAAGCCTACCCAGGCTACAACGAAGCCATCGGCATGACCAACGCCCTTGCGCCAGCGCCTGCCGCGCCGGTCAACGCTATGGATGACATGCGTAGAAGAATTAATGAAGCGTATATGATTGGCACGCCAGAAGCGCTGGCGTTTGCCAAGGCGGGTGAAGAACGATTGAAGCCAACAACAGATGTGTCTTCCATGCAAGCGTTGGGATTTGCATCAACGCCAGAAGGTTTTGCCAAATTTAAGGGCGCTCAATTTGCACCGCCTGCGCCAACAGACATTGCAAAATTGATTAAAGAGCGTGATGCGTTGCCAAAAAACGACCCTAACCGTGCGCTATATGATCGGCAAATTAAAGATTTGGGTGCTACCGCAGAAAATGCGCGTCAACGCTTGGCGTTTGATCAAGCCAAATTTAACTGGGAAAAAAATAACCCTGGCTTTGAAATTAGAGAAGCAGATGACGGCTCAGTGGTTGGCGTCAACAAGCGCACACTGCAAGCGTTCCCTGTCACTATTGGTGGTGGCGGCGCTGCTCCAGCGGCAGGCGGCACTGGCATGCCAAGCGCTCGCGTGCCTGCGCCTCAAGCACCTCTGGCTGGTGCAACGCCTACCGCTGCGCGGCCATTGATGGGCAAGGGTCAAGGAATGACTGAGGGTGAGCGCAAAGCCTCAACACTGTTACAGCGTTTGCAATTTTCTGAAAATCAATTGACTAAAGCCTTGGTAGATGATCCTAATGCGGCAAAACCTGGCGTATTTACATCAGCATTAGATGTGCTGTCTACGCCTTTGGCAAATACATTAACACCCGAAGCGCGGCAACGTGTTCAGTCTGCACAATTAGACATTCTTGATGCTGCATTGACTTTGGGAACTGGTGCAGCATATACAAAAGAACAACTTGAAGGCTATCGCAGTTCTTATTTCCCTGCAATTGGTGATGGGCCAACACAAGTAAAAGATAAAAAAGCACGTTTGCAAAACGTAATTTCTGCTGCAAAAATTGCTGCTGGAAAAGGAGCGAAATTAGTTCCAGACGCATCATCAGGCGCAAACGCAAACGATCCATTGGGACTCCTTGGAGGCAAATAAATGGCAACGCTTGCTGAATTTCGCGCACAGTACCCTCAGTACAACGAGGTGCCAGATGTCAAGTTGGCTGACTCGCTGCACCAAAAATTTTATTCAACCATTCCAAAAATGGACTTTTACAAGACCATTGGAATTGGTGCCAGTGCGTTGATACCAGGCGGCGAAGGCCGCATAACTGGCATTCCCCAACCAGAAGTCTCTATGCGTGACCGCATTATGGGCGTGATTGAAACGCCTGCGGCACTTGTTGGTGGCCTTGCTGGTGGCATAGCTGCACCAATTGCTGGAATATACGGCCAACTGACTAGCCCTGCGCCACAAGGATCACCAGAAGCTAAAGCTGCGGGTGAGGCAATGGCGGCAAAGACTCGCGCTCAGTTCTACCAGCCTCGCACCGAAACTGCTAGAGACATTCTTGGCGCTGTTGGTAAAGTGGCAGAGGGTTTGCCTCCAGTGTTGGGGGGCAGTCTTGGCACATCGTTAAACGCTTTGGCTGTGCCTGCTGTGCGGCAAACTGCGGCTGCTGTGCGGCCAGTAGTTTCTCAGGCCGTTGCCCCAGTGCGTAATGCTTTGACCCGCAAACAACCAGACATGGTAGGCATGGGCGCAGCTAGCACGGCAGAAGACTTGATGCGTCAACAACGTTTGGAGCAGTTTGGCATCCGTGCCACGGCTGGTGAGCGTGAGCGCAACTTGCAAAAGCAACAGTTTGAGTCTGAAGTTCAGCGCGGTGCAATTACTGGCATTTCAGAAGATACAAAAGTTGCATTGTCTGAACAAATGAGAAGATTTGAGGCTGGTAAGAAACAAGACATTGTTCGCAATTTTGAGCGCATGACTGCTGAGACTGGCGCTGAAGTTGCTGATCCAACCCAATTGCGTGCTGTTGGCAAGATTGTTGACAAAGCCTTGAATGATGAATACACCAAAAAATTTGACGCTTACAAAGCACTGTATGCCAAGGCTGACAACGCTGGCGAAACTTTGCAGCCGGTGTCGTATCAAAGTTTGTTGGACTACATCAACACCAAGACGCCTACAGCCCGAGGCAAACTTGACCCGATTTTAGATTCAGTGGCTGAGTCGTTGGCAATGAATGACCCTAATAAAACCGGCACGATCACCGTGCGGGCGTTGGAAGACATTTATCAGCAGATTGGCAAAGTCAAAGGCTCGCCAAGCGCACCAGAAATGAAGCAACTGATTACCCAAATGGGTGAGGGTGCAGGCGGTGAGCTGTATCAAGCGGCCAGAGCATCACGCAAGCAACTGGCTAAAGAGTTTGAGGATGTGTCTCGCGTTGACAAACTGCTTGGCACAAAGGCTGGCTACGCTGACCGCAGGGTTGCGCTTGATGATGTGTTTAAGCATGTGGTGCTGGACGGTTCGTTAGAGGAGATGCGAACTGTCACCACGTTGCTGAAAAAAGCTGGCCCAGAAGGCCGTAAAGCCTATGCAGAACTGCAAGGTCAAACTATTCAACAGATGAAAGAAATGCTCACCAAGGGTGATCAGATGTCTTTCAAAAACTTAAACACTTTGATCAATCAGTTGGACAATGAGGGCAAGCTAGACTATATGTACGGCAAAGCAGGCCGCAACCAAATTACTGATTTACGAGATGCCATCAAAGATGTGGTGGTCAAGGAGCCTGGCGCTGTAAATTATCCAAACACCGCAGGCGTTGTGCTTCGGGGTTTGGAAATTTTGCAAAAATCGCCAATTAAAATACCTTTGACTCAAACAGCCGCCGAATTTGCCCGCACTCGCCAAGTCAAAAAACAGGTTGAACAATCTTTAAAGCAGCCTAACCAGTTAGCACCGCCTCAAAACCGCATCCAGATTAACAACATGCTGCCAGGACGACCATAATGAACGACATCACCCACCGCGAAATCTACGACAGGCTGGTGGCCGTTGAGGGTAAGGTTGATGCCTTGAGCAACAGCACCAAGGACGTGACGGCGGCGTTTGCTGCTGCTCGTGGTGCCTTTGTGGTGCTGGAAACGCTTGGCAAGCTAGCCAAGCCCATGCTGTGGCTGGGTGGCCTGTTCGTGGCGGCTGCGGCCTTCTGGGAACACTTTAAAGACCGTTGACATGGAAGCGCTGCCGCCTCCACCGCCAGCAGCCAAATCGCCCATCTTTGAGTGCATCAAGTGGACGTGGACGCCTGACCGTTTGCTGGTCTGGTGCTTGCAGTGGAGGAAGAAATGATCGACCCCATAAGCGCCCTTGCAGGCATTCAGGCAGCGGTCGCGCTGATCAAAAAGGTCAGCAAGACTGTTGATGACGTGTCCTCTCTTGGCCCTGTGCTGGGCAAGTACTTTGACGCCAAGTCCACCGCCAGCAAGGCAGTTGTTCAGGCCAAGAAGTCCAAGTCCTCGATGGGCACTGCCATCCAAATTGAGATGGCGCTGGATCAGGCCAAGCGCTTTGAGGATGAGTTGCAGCTCTTGTTCATGCAGGCGGGGAAAATAGATGTCTGGAACCGCATCAAGTCTAGAGCAGCGGCAATGGACGTGGAGTCTGCCCATGACGCTAGACGTGAGCGTGAGGCAGCAAACAAGCGCAAGCGAGAGATGGATGAGGTCATTGAACTTGTGCTGCTGGCAAGTGTCTTCTTCATCGTAGTCGGCGCGATCATCTACTTTTCTCTTGGCGTCCTTGAACAGTGCGGAGGGCGCTGCTGATGGCAACTGACGAGCGGCTCAACCTAGTCGATAAGGTGCTGGCGTATGTCAGCAGCCCGTTCCGGCTGTTTGCAATGGTTCTCATGGCCGTGCTTACATTTGCAGGGTACTTTGTTTACACAAACCAAGAGTTGCTGATCGGCGCCTACAAAGAGTCCAAAAAGATTCCAACGATTGCAGAGGATCGGGTGGAGGATGCAGCAGCGCACCTGTTCAAGCAATCTGGCGCTCTGGTGGTGGCAGTGTTCAAAGTCAACAGCATGTTTGGCACTCGGGTTCTGTACCGCGCCTATGGCAAGAACGGCAGGGACAAGACCAATGACGGGTTGGACGTGGGGCTGTTCACTCAGAACGCTGCCAACAACAGCGATGTGGTCAAGCTGATGGCAAACGAAATCCCATGCAGCGAATACAAGTCGGCGCAATCGGAGATGGGCTTGTGGTACATCGCCAAGGGCGTGGCCTACACTTGCCGCATCAGTGTGCCGCCGGAGCCTGGACGCTTTGTCGGCCAGATCACAGTCGGCTGGGCTACCCAACCAGAGGACATGGACAGCACCCGCGCCATGTTACAAATTGCAGCAACCATGCTTTCAAGGAGTAAACAGTAATGGATTGGTTAAAACAAATTGCGCCCACAATTGCCACGGCAATGGGTGGCCCACTGGCTGGCATGGCGGTGTCTGCCATTAGCAAAGCGATTGGCGTTGACCCCGACAAGGTGGGCGACCTGATCTCCAACAACAAGCTGTCAGCAGAGCAGATTGCTCAAGTCAAGATTGCTGAGATCGAGTTGCAAAAGCAAGCGCAAGAGCTTGGCCTCAACTTTGAAAAGCTGGAGGTCGAGGATAGGAAGTCAGCGCGGGAGATGCAAGCCACCACCCGCAGCCTGATGCCGCCGATCCTTGCCGCCACGGTCACAGTGGGCTTTTTTGGCATCATGGTGATGATGTTTATTGGCAAAGTAGACAGCGCCAACCCTGCCATCTTAATGATGCTGGGAAGCCTTGGCACTGCTTGGACAGGCATCATTGCCTACTATTTTGGGTCAAGCGCTGGCTCACAAGCCAAGACAGACCTTCTTTCTAAAGCAGGGCCAGTAAAATGACACCACACTTCACCCTCGCGGAATTAACCGCCACCAGCCACCGCCAGTTCGACAATACGCCCAACGAGAAAGAACTAGCCAACTTGCAAAAGCTGGCTGAGTTCTTGGAGCAAGTCAAGACCACGCTGGACGGCAAGCCCATCATGATCAACAGCGCCTTCCGATCAAAGCAAGTCAACGACAGCGTGGGCAGCAAAGACACCAGCCAGCACCGTCTGGGCTATGCGGCTGACTTCAAGGTGCCAGGCATGACGCCAGATCAAGTTGTGCGCGCCATCATTGCGTCTGACTTGCAATTTGACCAGATCATCCGTGAGTTTGACGCATGGACGCACATCAGCATCAGCCCCTCACCGCGCCGTCAGGCGCTGATCATTGACCGCGCTGGGACTCGACCTTTCGCATAAGCGCTCGGTACGCTTCAATGGCGTCCTTGAGGTCGCACTGAAGTTGCTGAATCCTGTCGTCTTGCTCAACCATCTTTGCGTTCGCTTCCTCGGCAAACTGTGCTAGGTTTTCTTGAGTCCAAGTTTTAAAGTTTGGCATTTCGTTTCTTGATTAGTCTGCTAATTACTGGTGCGCTGACATTAAACCGCCGCGCAATCTCTTTCATGTCTACTCCGGAATCGTACAAAGAATAAACTCGGCTGACCGAAATATCTTTTGGTGGTCTACCAGCCCCAACCCTCTTGCCGCCGTGGGTCATGCGTCCTTCTCCTGAATGTCGTA